TTGCTATTTTGTGGGTCAGCGCTATTACTCCTATTGCTATCTAAATAGTTATTGGTCCCATTCGCCTGTAACCCCGTCTTTCGGTTGTAATTCCACCCGCCAGCCGTGCCAAACCGTGTCGGCGCCGCCCCCACCAGCGGCACCAACGCACCGGCCAGTGTGCGGGCGCCGGCCATGATGCAGCAGGCTTTGATCGCGTTCCAGATACCATCAGCTTTGCAGCCCACCACAAACGCATTGATCGCATCGCGCACTGCGGTTTCCAGTGCCTGGCCATCGGCGGTCTCGACCGCTGTGATGTATGCCGCAGCGTCAGGGTCGTCCAGGCCAATATACGTCTGGCGAAGTATTAACTTTCCTGGAGTGTAAATTGGGCTCATGGTATTACGACTGCGAATCTGTTGATTAGGGTGGTGATGCGGGCATCGAGTAGGGCGAGGTTGAGGGATTCGCCTATGCTGTAGAAGGCTAGGCGGGCGTTGGTAGGAGGTGCAGCATTGGTCGCAGCTCTAAAAACATCAATGGTTGCATTTGAAGGGACAGAAGAATCGCTAGAGTCAACATAAGTCACCCCGGAGTATCTTCTGCTGGATAAAGTAGATGAGTTTCGGGAAATACCTATAAATCCAGCACTAGGATAGTTAGGGGAAGCCGACACACTATTCCCAGTGTTGACTCGATAGTTTTGAAACTGTGCAAGAATAAAAGAAGCCGCTGTGGCTGACGGGCTTGACCCAATCAAGCCGCCAGAGGTGAACGCATTTCCGTAAACGCTTAAATGCTTGCTGTTCTGCGGATCAGCATTGTTATTCCTGCCGCTGTCCAGATACTTCGTGCTTCCATTCCCCACCAGCCCCGTCTTGCGGTTGTAATCCCCCGCCACAAAATTGAAATTCGTCGGCGCAGGCCCCACCAGCGGCACCAGCGCACCAGCCAGCGTGCGGGCGCCGGCCATGATGCAACTCGCCTTGATAGCGCTCCAGATCCCATCAGCCTTACAGCCCCTAATAAACTCATCAATCGCCACCGCTACGGGGTATTCCAATCCCTGATTATCGGCCTCCTCTACCCTTGTCAAATACGACTGAACATCAGGATCGGCAAATGTTGTTATGTAGCCTGGGCGCCATATCAACGTCATCCGTCGCCACCTCCATCTTCGTCGTCCTCTGTGACGCGCACCCAGCGCATAGCCGATTCCACGGCCTCGGTGGCAGGGTCGTCCTGGGCGTAGGTGCCGTCAGCGGCGCGGGGCTGGTCGTAGATCCACTCGCTGCCGTCCAGGGCTGTGAACAGGTCAAACCGCTGCGGATTGGTAGGGCGCTGGCCTCCGGGCTCAGGACGCGCATACGCCAAAATCACCGGGATGCGTTCGGCAGCGATCAGGCCAGCGGCTGCCAATGCCTGCAGGCCAGGCTCAAGGCGGGGGTCGTCAAGCGCCACTGTGGGAGAGTTGGTCAACTCATCTACCAGGGCGGCCACCTGCGGGGACTGCTCGGCAGCAGCAAGAATCGCTCCGTACTCAGCGGCTGAGAACCGGCGAATAAATCCAGAGCTGGTGATCAACCCGATGCGATTCAGGTCGGCATAGACTCGGCCTTGATGCTGTAGAAACTCCAGCGCGAGCTGCTCAGGCGTGGTGCCGTTACGATTGGAGGCCTCTACCCAGCCATCAATTAGGCGGGTGTCGGTGAGGGTGATTGTAAGAGAGGAAAGGGGCATGGTGATCAACCGGCAGAGATTTTCAGGGTTCCGCCGTCGTTCCATAACTGGCCCGCGACGTTGGGATTCGTCGTTGGTATGCCAGAGAACAGGATCGCGCCGTTTGCTTTGAGCGTGATCCTTGTTACGCCATCAGTTTGAAACTCCATATCTCGGGCAGTGCCGCCGTCTGCGCCTTTTTCGGTGCCGATGCGCAGGATGTTGCTGGCCCATTCAATCTTCGCCCGCTCAAAGTTGGTGTCGGTGGTGAAGGTGTTGTAGATGCGAGAGGATTGGGCATTGGTACTGTTGCGCTGGGCGAATATGCCAGCGCCTTCATCCCAAAAAGCAGTTTTCATAGTTCCAAAACCGCCATCCGTCGCCCATCCAAAATGCGTTATATCTGGAGAGCGGAAACGAAAACTGCTGCTGAATATCCTTAGGCGATTTGAGCCAGCAACAGCCAAAGAGACTTCAGCGGCGCTAGTGACAAGAACACCATTCCAAGTTACACTTCCTTGGCGATTAACAACAAAAGAGCTACTCCCATTCAACTGCAGATCTAGCAGGTTTCCGGTAAACCCACTCGGCGCATTCACCCCCAGGCCTGTGCCAGACGCGCTCCAGGCGGTAGACGTAGTGCCCGCAGGCTCGATCAGGAAGTGCGGCTTGGTGGTTGTGCTGGTGCCGCCCGTGAACCACGAGCCGGTGAAATGTTTGGCTGGAGCACTAGCCAGACTTGTATAGCTGTTGATCAAACGGCCAGCCAGAGTAACTGACGTGCCATCAAACGTCATCGTGCTGACGCCTTGATACGAACCATCCAGGTTGTAGACAAGCTGCCCAGTAGAGCCGCCCACCAAGGCCACAGTCCCCGTCTGATCAGGGAATGAGATGGTGTTGTTCCTGGTCGGCGTTACACACTGAATTGTTGTAGTGAAGCCGCCGCCGTCATCAAGTTTGATGTCACCCGGAACCTGCAATTCACCAGTGATCCAGCGAAAACTGGAAACAGCACCGAAGGCGCCATCCAGGTTTAGCTGAATGTCGCCACTGTTTCCAGCAGGGTTGCCGCCGCCAGCCGCATCCAGGGTTCCAGTAAATGGGTTGAACTTATATTGCATAAAAATCAGCTCCTAACGACCGAAATAAGGTTATTACTCCCATCATAAGAAAGAGTTAAAGTAGCAACACCGACATTATTAAAACTGTATGCGACACCAACTAAATTAGATCCCGAATATGCAAGGGATACTCTATTGTGGTTTGGAATATTTAGTCCAGAAATAACCGGAACTGGATTAGAAACGGTATTAGAAACTGTTACTACCCCGACAGTTGTAGAACCACCTCCACTACCCCCAAATGAAGTAACTTGATTTCCGTCACTATCAACTACAGCAACTCCCTGAACAAGTTGTCCAGAATTTAATTTTACTGAGGATTTTTTATCAAGAAGCGACATTTTTAACGGGGTTTCTTTAGTTATTTATTAAAACTATTTAGTCAATAAATCTCTTTCCACCTCAAAGAAACACCAACATTTGTTGAATTAGAACCAATATTGGTAACTATTACAGAAAAAATCTCAGAATTGGTTGAATTATAGTTCTGAGACAAGAAATTTTTCTTTGATGTGGGGCCAGATTGAATGTTAGAAAAAGTTGCGGCTGGTTTATTTACATTTTGACTGTCACCAGAAGCATATCCACTCATAAAATCCTCAAATAGAGTTGTTCCAACTCCGGTTGCAGTTTGGTTGTATTCAACAACAGATTCGGGGTGTTCAGAAATCCAGGTCCCGGTTGTACTCAAACCCACGGCACTATTAATTTTTACTACCTCATACTTTATATTTGATCCAACACTAAAAACTGAAATATCCTCTAATTTTACCGTAGCTCTATTTGGATAACCTTTAAAAGAATTTTTAAGTTTAATTGCCAGAACAGGAACTGTTGATCCAACACCAACAGATCTTAAAGAAGTTGCATGAGAAAATTCTCTTCCAGCCTCTGTATAACCACCCTCACTCATCACAGTAGAGCAAATTTGGATAAAAGACCCCCCAGCACCAACTTGAGTTCCAGTGTTTCTAATTTCACATCTTACTGGGAGATTGGGATTTGACATGTAAACGGTATCAACATTATTAGAATTATAAAATTCATGTGCAACAATATTCTTACCATCAAGACTAAATCCACAACGAACTCTACCAACACCAAGCCATTCAAAATCGGTAAAGAAAAGTTGAGTTTTTGTAATGTCTAAATCAAATCCAGAGACGCCACTTCCATCAAGTTGATCTTTGTTCCATTGAGATTGTGGAATTCTTCTTTCCGAATTACCAATACCGGCATTAACAAAAGAACGAATTACAAAATTAAGATTTCCATTTTGATCCTGTTCAAAATAAATTCCGTCCCTATCATCAAAATAACCGGTCCTCTTGATTACATTTTGTTGAGGTTGTCCAAAGTTAAAAGAGGAGTAAATCAATTGAGATTTACCTGGCATATAATGATGATATCTTTTTGTCTGATGAATTGTATAACCATTAGTAGAAATACCAGATTGAAGATTCGCGGCTGCCTGGTTGACGTTAAAAGTCAATGTGGCGCCGATTCCAGAATAAACATCAATAAAATCTGGATCAATTGAATAAAGATGTTTATAATCACCTAGGGTAAATGGCTCAGAAACTCTTGCCCTACCAAAAGCATCATCTTGAGGTTTATATGGTTCATAAAGGTGTGACATTTAGATGACTCTCCAAGAATTATTTCTCCAAATGAAGGTAAGAGATCCAAAATTATAAGCAAGAATTGCCCGATCTCTTCCATCAATTAAATCTGAACTTGATGGTAAAATAGTGATGTATCGATTGGTTCCTTTGGATGCTTCTCCTAACTCGTCCTTTACAACAAAAATCTTCCCCTCTCTTTCGGCTTTAGGAAGTACAATTGTTACTGCACCTGAGAAATTTACTCCAATATAATAGTCTTGTGGAACTATTTGATAAAAAGAAGAAGTTACGGATGTCATTGGAACATCCATAAAAGTCAGATTAGTTTCACCACCCCCACCTAGGGTAGAGAGCTGTTGTTGAACCCGATCAATAAAGATCTTATAGTGCTTTTGGAATTCTTCTAGAGTAAGAAAGTTTTGATTAAGAGGAGTTAACGGATCAGAATTATTTGTTTTAATTGGTTCCGCAAGAAGCCCCAGGGATTTTTGAATGAGAGTTGGTTGACCAAAAGATGTCTCTTCTTTTTTCTTCTTTTTTGGTCTAGATTTCTGTTCGATTAGGGGTTTAACAAAAGATTCTTCAAAGGAATTGGATATTAATTCATCCAATTCCTCCTTGGCCTTTCTTTTTTCTTCAGATACTAGTTTAAAGAAATCTGAAAGATCACTCATTTACGTTAAACATACTAGCAGCAACTTCTGGCCGGTATTCATCAATTTTTTCTACTGCCTTGACAGAAAGAATATTTTTGATTGCATCGCTGATAGCAGAAGGAGATTCATCCTCAATAATGGCATTAATTAGTTCTTCCATGGTTGTTTATAATGAACTGCTACTATTTAGATGTCGCCACCTTTTGGCATTTCTACTGCCTTTGTTTTGACTTCTGGTTCTGTTGGAACCTTACCCATATCACCTTCAATTTCCTCTGGTGGTGGTTCTGCGAGAGGCTGCCCGGTTTCTGGATCAATAGGAATAGAAGGATCTGGGATAACTCCGGTCTCAATTTCCTTTTGAATCAGAGCATCTTGTTCAACAATTTCTTCATCAGTCTGTCTAAGAACTTTCCTTCTAACATAATCCTGGGAATAAAATCTTCCAATATAAGGCTCGGCCATTGAGACCATATTCAGTCTTTCGGTGAGAAGCTCAGATTCTTTGAGTTCTGCAAAATGATTATCATAAAGGAAATCAAATTGAATATGCTCACTCATCTCGGCCCAATCTTCTGGAGTAATAATATTCTTAAGAATCAATTGAGTTCTTAGGAGGTCCACAAACAACCTAGAGAATCGTTTTCTAAGTCTCCCCACAAACTTTGAAAACTTAACTTCGTCTCTGAGAATTTCTGAAGACCTACCTAGGTTAAAACCACTTTCACCATCAATTCTTGAGGACGGAACATTCAATGACTTATAAAGTTTTCTCTGGAAATAATTAAGGTCAGTTAGTTCTCCAAGATTCTGTGATCCAGGGAGAGTAGTTACCTCAGTTCCTCTTCCACCTTCTCGTCTTGGAAGCCAATAATCATCCATAAGACTCTGGAATCTTCTGTCGTTTGAAACTTCTCCGGTTTCAATATTATAATTCATCTTATTTCGGTATCTCATCATTGTTTCTCTGAGATACTGCTCGGCCTTGACTTTGGGCATATTACCCACATCAATATAGAAAATTCTTCTCTCGGTCCCTCTAACCATTCGATAAATTACAATACTATCCTCAATCATTCTAAGTTGATTAAGAGATTTAATTGCCTTATTGAGATAAGAAAGAGTAATATTTTTATTGCGATCAATCAGACCAGAAGTACAAAAAGTTACACTATCTTTGGCTAGTTTAATTTCACCATCATTATCATTTCTTGCTGAAGAAATATTGGTTCCAGAATTTGGATAAGATGGTCTTGGACTATAAAGAAAATATTCCTCCATTTCGGGGAACTTATAAGTCATTGGATCATTATTTCTAGGATCGTGTTGAAGAATTCTATTATTACTCTTATCTTGCTTGGCCTTTCGGATATACCTCATCTTCAGGCTGTCAATATACCGAAGTTCTTGAATTCCTAGTTCTGGTTTTTTAAGATCAATAACCTTATGGTAATAAAGTCTACCATCAACATACCAATTTCTATAAATCTCGTGACATTTTTTATCAAAATCAAGAAGTTTTAGAACGTGTTTAAATTCCTCTCTGATTTTTGTCTTAATACCATCACTAGCATTTAGATTAGACAATTCAATCTGAACCGGACTGTCATAAGTATCAGAAACAATTGCCTCATTTACAATATCTTCAATGGCCTCGTCCACCTCTGGGTGAAGTGCCATTTCTCGATAACGTTTGATTAATTCAAATTCGTTTCTATAAACACCCTCAATATCAACATAAGAGCCAAAAAACCCAGACGTTAGATAATAATCTGCCCCGTCCTCGGCATTTTGAGGAACGGGGGAGATTGTACTTGGGGTTAATTCGGTGCGATCATTAATTGAGAAACCAAATAACTTTGCCATAATTTAAATTTTAAGATCACCCTATTTAGGTTACTTAATTGGCCTGTTTGCCTGATCTGCTGGACTACCGGCTTCCCACCAGTTTACTTGGAAATCGACAGTAAACCGCTCGATTTCATTGTTGGTTCCATAAGATAGATCAATTGCTGATACATTGGAAGGCCAAATATCATACATTTTATAGGTTCTTAGTGGAGTAAGAGAACTATTATTTTGGGCAGTACTAGCAGTATCAGAAAAACTAGTAGAACCCCGACCAAGTTGATGGACCAAGGCATCAACCATATAAGCATTTGGTGAAGTAGCACCAGTTGCATTTTCAAGTTTGTTGATTAGATTAGCCCAGAGTTCAAATGCAGAACGGAGCCTGAAGTCCTCATCGTTGATTACGGTTACTGACCAGATATCAATAGTACGGTCTCCGGCCACTTTCATAATACGACCCCTGAAAGGAATATTGATTGGATCAATATTTGATGCTGGCATTGAGGTTGCATCACAAAGAAATTTAAAGGATGTTTTTTCCTCTGTTCCCCAAATACCACTAAGGGAATTTGGAAAACTTGGAATTTCAACCTCAAACAGATTAGGGCGAGCACCACCACCTTTTAGGGCTGATTTAAAACCGTTGATTGTGCGTAAAGTAGACATTTTAGAAAATCCTCCTTAAGTTAATGGGTTTATAATTAAACTCGTCCAGTCACTTCTTCAAAGCTAACCCCAGTTCTAGTAGCAACGAATGTAAGAGTTACATAGTTGATAGACTTGGTGGGCTTTAGGAAAATGTCTGCTCTAAATTCATTATTATCAATAACATCTGGAGTGTTATTAGTTTCGTCACAGATCACCCGGAAATCAATCAGACCTCGTTTTGCCTGAACATCCCTTAGATAGGGCTCAACAATGTTGATAAAGTTTGCTCTGGTAATGGCATCATTCAGCTCAAAGAGTTGAGCCTGAGCAGTTCTTTCAAGAGCCTGTTCAACAGTAAGGAATAGCTTTCTGACATTGATACGATCAAATGCTGAGGCAAATCCAAGAGCAGTTCTGTCACCAAACAGAAGAGCCCCGATACCAGGCTGATTTACAATGGAATTGATCCGTAGAGGATACAAACGATCTCTCTGGGCCTTGTTTGGATTGTAGGCCAGTTTGATAGCATTGTTTAGGATACCTCTTTGCTGACCAGCAGGAGAGAACCAAGGATAAAGTTCAATCGCGGTTCTTACCATTAGACCTGCAACGTCAGCATTGCAAGGAATGTAACGGAACTTGTTATTGAAACGATCAAAGGTGTACTTATAACCGCTATCAAAAACAGCATAGGAAGAAGAACTCAATGGGGAGAAGAACTCAATAATCTCATCGGTTTGCTGATTTGAGTCACTGATGTCTACTACATCGCCCCGATGAGGAGAAATCACTGCAATACAATCCTTACGATTATTCGCAATTGAAATCAGTTCTTGGGCCTTTGCCTGTGATTCAAATTTATTACCAAGACCAGGACCCATAATTAGATAATCAACCTCAATTTCATCTCGGTTAGAGAAGAGGCGATATGCACTAACAAGACCACCCAGAGTTGCGGTGTAGCCATCAGTTGGTGTGTAGTTCTTACCACCAGAGAGATTGTAAGTAACGTTTCCTAGGGCACTGAAGGTCTTGTCTTGGGCAGGAAGATTCCATTGACCCTGTGAAGTGGAAAGACCAGTAAAACCAGAGGCAAATCCAGTTTGTACTACTACTTCATTTGGATTAGAATTGTCTGAAGGGTTATCGCCAGCATAAACATAATTGGAGAACTGGGCGATGTAAATCTTCCAGAAATTCTTCTGCGCAGGATTTACTGCAGAAATTGCATCAGATGCCTTGGAGAGGAACAGATGCTTCTCTATCAGATTACCTTGAATTCCGGTTACGCTACCGCTATCGTCAACAATGGCAACATGAATGGAATCATTTTTGGCACTACGCTCTAGGGCAAACTGAGTAGTGGTTGGTTTAGGAGCAATAGAACTCCATAGAATTCGGCTATTATCCAGCTCAAGGAATTGCTCATCATACCAGTCTTTTACTGAACTAGCAGCAAGAGTATGAGTAGTGGTAGCAGAACCTGAGCTGTTTACAACTGAAATGGTATTGCCAGCCAGAATAGAAGCCGCCTGATTTCTTTGCTGATAAGTTACTGGGATATCTACAGTAGTACCAGAGGCAACAACCGAGGTGATTTTTACGTCAAGAGTGGAAGCCCCAACTCCGGTAATAATACCCTTCAGGTGGCCATTAAAGAGGCTAGTTGACCCGGCTCCGGCAATGACCTGATTAGTAAGAGCAACTGTTACACCAAAACCAACTGATGCGGCAGATCTGGTAGAAGAGTTTACAGTCAGAATTTGGTCAGCTTTGTCATCAATCACACAAACTTTTAGGCCATTTGCCCAAGTACCAGGAGTCTTGGCAGCAAAGACGTAGTTGGCCAGATCATCATCATAATTTAGTTCATAATCATCAAAGTTTTTGATTTTTAGAGTCGGTTCTCCGGCAGTAGAAACACCAGCAGCATTGCGAATTGCATTCGCAGTAACCAGATTGTCGTCATCAACTCTGGCTACTTTAAGAATACCGCCATAAGATAGATAAGAGGATGCTGAAATCCAATATTCATATTGAGAGTCTTCATTTTTTGGTTTACCAAAAACGTTGATAAGTTCCTGTTCTGTGGTGATGTCTACTGCTTCTTCGACAGGACCAATTGGAAAAGGTCCAGCAATAGCGCCAATATTATCTAAAATATTGTCAACACGACCTACTGTGAGATCAACTTCCCTAATTAGAACCCCAGGAGATAATTGAGGTGTAGCCATTTGTACTCCCTTTATATACTTGCTATTAATTATTTAGAAAAAAGGAGAGCTTAATAACTATAATCCCACAAAGAAACAAGTTCATCCGGAGAAACTACATTCCAGAGTAAATCTTTTTCAACAAAGGTCTCGGGCTCTATTCCGGTTTCTATAAAACCTATTGGTAAAATACTGTCATCTTCTTCACGCTCTTCATTTTCTTTAAATAATCTTTTTCTTATATCGTCATCAGTGATTTCTCGGAAGTATTCTTGGGTGGAAGCCCAGGAAAAAGTAACAAGACAATCAACCAAGTCGTCATTTTTCCCTTCTTCGGCCTTAAAGGTATTTGATTTTTGGACAAAGGTGAAGAGTTCGCTGATCGTGTCATAATCTTCAATGATTAATTTATCTGATTCAAGTAACATTTTTAAATTGAGAGATCCGATTTTCTTCACATTAGCGGACATTTTTACACCATAATCAACTCTGTCTCCACCAAATCCCTGCCCCAAAACCTGTCCCTTTCTTCCTTTAATAAAACAAGTCAATAGATTTGGATACTCAAGATCATAATGAAGTCCAGTTGCGATCTGATCACCCACATCATTTGTTTCACAAAGTACAAATGCCTTATTATAATGTAAACCAGCATCTTTAATGATATATGGAAACATAATTGGTTTAATTTGATTGTCTCTATATTTTGCTACTAATTTATAAGACATTTTCGTTATGTCAATAACTGTAAATACAGAATAATCAAGATCAACTCCTCTTGCTACGTCAACATTAATCATATATTGATGGCCTTCTATGGGATCTTCATAAATATCCAGACCTTTTTTAGATCTTATTGGGGATTTATGAGTCATTGATGACAGTTTTGATGCTGAAACGAGGGTATTTGATGATCCCAGGAAAGAACATGAAAATTCTTGATCAAAGGCTCTTGCCCCTACTTCTCCACCACCCAAGTTTGCGATGGTTTTTATTTTCCATTTTTCATCTCTTCCAGGAACATCATTCCAATTAATTTCAAGAGGAACATAATCGTTTAATTTTTTTATTGCCTCATCCCACATTTTATAGAAATAATTTAATCCCTGGGGAGTGCTGCATATGATAACTTTAGTTTCTTTACCAGAAGAAATAGTAGGATATACGGAATTCATAAAATTGACAGCTATATTATTTGGAACGAAAGCAAATTCGTCTAGAAAAATAATATTATAAGAACCACCACGAACCGATGATGCTGAGGTAGAGGCTGTGATGATCTTAGAACCATTATCTAATTCCAATGATGTTTTATTCCAGGACTTAACTCCAGGTTGCATCCAGTTTGGTAAATTTTCAAATGATACTTGAAGCCTAGAGAGAATATCCTTTGCTGATGATGCTTTGTTTGCAAGAATGGCTATGGATACTTTTTCATTAAAAATAGCATAATGAAGTAGGAAAGAAACGCTAGTAGTACTTTTCCCAGAATTAATAGTTGGAATAAAATTCTTTCCACATAAAAAAGAGTGGTCTTTATTTTCTACTTCAATACAGGAAACACTAGTTGGTTTAACTTCTTTTATTGATTTTAATTCAATATTTTCATTCCAATTATTTACTAATGTATTAAATTTTGTTCTTTGTAGAGTGATTTTTTCTTTAATACAAGAAATCTGCTCAGCAGTTAATACAATTGGTTTTTCATTTATATAAACTCGCCAGAAATGATCCTTGTCACAAACAATATCTTCCTCAAAATGTTGACCTTTAAAGGATAATTTATAGCACTTTTCTGTGTTTTTATAACTTACTTTGTTTAATACTTTTGTTTTATTTCCACTTAGATCATAAACAACATCCCCTATTTTTAGGTCCTTAATTTTGGTATAACCATTTGGTGTTGGAATTGGGGTATTATTTTCTAATGGTTGTCTAGGTAGTTTACAAATGGTAAAACGGTTCTCATGAAAAGTTCTGAGCATCTTTTCTTGAAAAGGCCACATATCAAATGGTACAAGGCCATCATCAACGTTAACAATTTTTATATAATTTTTGGCAAAATAAACTGGATCAACCGCACATTTTGCTAATTCAAATAATTGTTCTTGAGAAAACTCATTGGCAACATTCGCTCTTTTTAAGAGCGGATTACCCATATAATGTTTATCAGACATAATAATTAATTAATTTTTACAATTCCAGCGGCGTCTTGCTTTACAAATTGGTTTATCTTGAGTTTTAGAGCAACTAATATTATGCATTTCTTGCTGACCTTTGGATCTTGTGCAATAATTAGTCCTTCTCTGCATTCTTTTACCAGTTGGATTTTTTTCTGTAACAGCAGTTTGTAATTTAGAACCTGGATTTTCTCTACGGTAAGTATTTACGGCTTTCTGACTCATTCCATCAACTCTGTCTTTTTTATTAACTTTCTGCCAGTCTTCCTTAACCTGAACAATCGGAGTACTAGAATCCATCTCACAAGGAACATAAGAAATTACTCTAGCTTCTGGATAAATCTGATTTACCGCATAATCAATCTCATTTCTTTTTGGAGTTCCAAGTTGTGGGAAGAACATTTGAACCGATAGATGCTTTCCTCGCCAATTGACCAAAACTCTAAGAAGCTGACCAGTTTGCATTGGAAGGCGAGTTGTCGCTTCACTCACCGGAACACAATTAGGAACTTTTTTACCCCTTTTCTTTTTAAATCCGACCATTTCATAACCTTTCCAACAAGGATCCTCATCTTTGGTCATGTATTTCTTAGCCTCTTCCATCTCAACACTTTTTTCCATCTTATTGAGATGGGTATAATAATCAGGAATTTCTTCTAAGTGATGAAGAGCAATAATTTCGGCCTCCCCCTTATCAGTGGTGTGCTCCATTTCAATTTTGATTCCTTTTTTTAATTGCTTTTCAAGGTATTCAACAGATACTTTATGTTTTTTTGCAATTTTATCTAAGGATTTTGTTTTCTTGATATCTATTCCAGGCTTATCGCCTAGCATTTCAGAAAGGATTTTATCTACAAGAGATGTTTCTTCTTTGACAATCGGTGGAAGTTGAGTTCCCAATTTTCCTTTGGCCACTTTAGCTTCATTAGGATTTGGAGATCGTGTTAGTCCTTCTATTTTTTTTGTCCTGTTTGCGCTAGATTTTACTTTTTCATGCTTTTCTTTATTAATAGTGAATGAAGTATTCTCTTCCATTTTTACATCAGAAGCCAAATAATCAGCAATAATATCCAAATAATCACTCGATTTTGTGAGTTTCATCTGCACCCAGGCTGGAAGTTGCATATCCGGTTTTTTAATAATCTTCCGAAGTTTTTCTAAAGATTGCTCTATTTTATCCATCTCCACTTTAACCATATACCCTTCATCATCTAATTTTTTTCCTGACTGAATTTCTTTATGGTCTTCTGAAAGATTTTTCATTGTTGATCCTTGTTCTTCTTATTATTTATGGTTTTATTAGGCTTAATTTTCAATTCATTTTTTAATAAATTCAATACTTCACTTGTTGTTCCAACAAAAAGTGCATTATTGGTTACATTTCCAGAAGTTTTCTCCTCTTCAAGATCACGAAGTTTCTTCTGGTTTTCCATAAGTTTTTCTGTAGCATCCGCAACAGTTTTGATTAATTGTCCAACCACTTCAAAAGATCTTGCCGAATCAGTTTCTTGTGCTAATTCTAAAACACTATTAATCGCTTCTTGTCCCTTTTCGACTAGGGACATTAATGTGGCCCTAGAATACTCATAGTCTGCTGTAATATCAGAAGAACCCTTGACTATTGACTTGGGTTCTACCTTTTCAATTTCTGTTGAAACAACCTCGCTTTCAATTTCAAAAGTGTCATTAAGAGCCTGGAATTTTTTAGTTGCCATAATTAATTAAAAACAGAGAGAAATCCAAAATTAGAATTTGGAGGAATGAGTATGTTATCTACTGTAGTTATATTTAATAAATCGGAGCCAAGAACATGTAATTGGGGTTTTGTATCAAAAATTCCTCTTTGAACTCTAATTGTTGTCCCTGTAATTTCTTCGATATAAAGAGTCTCATTATTAATTTGAATAAGAGTATCTTTTGTAAGATTTACAGATTCCTCTACATCAATAAACTGATCACCAGACAAAACATCTTTAGAAACTTTAGTAACCACCGTTCCTGTATAATTTTGAGTTGCTCTTGGTGTTACTGCAATTCTGATATCATTAGAAATAGTAGAAGAATCACTTCCAGCAGCAAATCCAATAGAAACTCTATTAATAATACTGGATTCAATCGAGTCCGAAGAGACTGGAAGAAACATATAGGTCTTTGCGGTGAACTTCAAAGTCCAGATAAGAGCCCTTCTATCCTCAAAGTTTCCTTCATAATTATCAGTAATTGAGATATTATCAAGATTAAACTTGATATCTTTTTTCTCTTGAATTTCTTCTATTGCAACGATTGTAATTGTATAATGTGGTTGAAAATAAGGAAGAATTTGTTCCACAATTTGAAACATATCATCCTCTAACTTAGTAAAAATACTTAATTCAAAATTTACATTATAGGGAACCGGGAGATATGATTTTCTTGGCTTATCTTGTTCATCTTTTGCGGTAAATCCCCTCATGGTATTTCCTTTTCGTTGGGAATCATAAGAAAGCCCAACAATCTCCATTGACATTCTTGGGGTTGTAATTTGAATTGGCTTACTTAAATCGGGCGATTGCTCAAGCCTTGCCAGAAATTTTTGGGTGGGACCATAAGCAAAGGGAACCCTTTGAGTTGATACAACATTTCCTTCATCATTTTTGTGCTTTATATAGATATTATTAAATAGAGTGCCAAAAGCAATTACAGTTTTTCTTATGGCCTCGTAATAAAAGTGCTCAAACATTATGGTGTACCAAAGGGGTTTCTTTCACTAAAATCTAGAATTTCATTTGCCGCAATTTGAATATCGTCATTTTGTTTATATTTATCAACAATTAATCCTTGCTCTTCTCTCTCATCTACTGTCAACAATTCTGGAGACTGGCGGATCTGATAAGATGCGCCAGATTCTTGACCAACAATTAATTCTCCTGGTAAAAATTCTCCAGATGAATTTCCAAGCTGGAGCTGTAAAGTAGTTGCGTTCCAGTCTCTGACCCTTGCTGTCATACTGGAGGCACTTCCAACTACTTCTTCATTGAAAATGTAGGTTCCAAAACCAGAACTAAATGGAGACCCTATTACAACTTGTGGAATTGTGGTATAGCCAAGACCAGCATGGCTTACAAGTATTTGTGAAACAACTCCATTATTCAATACTGAAGTTGCAGAAGCAGTACTTGTTGCGGCTCCGACAAAAGTAACTAGTGGGGAGGAAGAGTATCCAGATCCACCATTGATGATTGTTACAATTCCAACAATACCATCGCCAATTGTTGCAAATCCTTCGGCTCCGGCACCACCCCCACCAATAAAAGTTACTCTAGGCGCAACAGTGTAACCAAACCCGGCATTTGTAATTTGAACTCCCTGAACTCTCTGTAAAGTTTCGTCAGGTTCACAAAGATCAACAATACCAGAAATCATGGTTGCAATACCAGTTGCTGTTTGACCTCCCGGTGGAGGATCCCCGAATACAACCAGAGGAGCGGAAGAATACCCATCCCCTCTATTTGTAATTGTTACAAACCGAACTCCACCATTTACAATAGTTGCCGATGCAGATGCTTGGGATCCAATTCCAATCATTGTATAAACCTCAATGAATCCAGAATCCTTTATATTATCGTCAATATTGATAAATCCAGTATCAATAATTTCATCTTGATACCTAAAGAGTTCACACCTTAGGTTGTAAACATAATTTTTCTGTAACTGATAAAATGGTGTCTCATGTTCAACAAATTTAATTTCAAATAATCTATCTCCTAATGGAAACCAAATCAAATCGCCCTCTTTTGGTCTTTCTGGGAGTGGTATTTTTGGATTAGTCTTTGAAAGTGGAGTAATATAGGTTTCGTATCTTTCTTTTGAAATAATCAAATTTAGGTCCGTATTAGGCTGAATTCCAAACTTACTGAGAAGAACCCCGGCTCCTTCATAACCTTCATAGGTGTCAATATAGGCCTCGATTGGATATGCAGAAGAAAATTTAGATTCTATAACCTCTCTAATTACAGTTCTTTTTGTGACATATTCTCTAGGAAGATAATAAATATCTATCCCGTGAATTTGGATCGTTTCTTTTATTAGGTCGTTTATGAGACCCTGCTCGGTTTTTGAGCCCTGAAGAAAGAATGGATTTAACATTTTTTACTGAATTCTTAATTTAGGTAAACTACTGAGAGACTAAAGAATAAAGAGATTTATAAAACATAAATTATCCAACTAAATCGAAACATGGCATCTCATACGAGGAACTCATGCGTTCAATAATTATATCAATTTCTCTTTGGGCATCATCATAAATTTCCCGACCATTTAATTCAACCCCACCAGGAAGTTTTACACCTCTAAACTTAATAAGATTCTGTCCCCATTGCCTTTTTATGAGGGCCGTTAAGTATGGTTTAAGAAAACTATCATTCCATACTTTTGTTGAATCAGTTGGATCCAGGACTCTATAACAATCAATAAGTAAAATATTTCCAGGAGAAACCGTTGCCCAGTCAACATCGATATAAAGTTTAGAGTCTCTTTTATTAAATCTAACCATAGCATCTGGACTTAAAATCCAGTCCATGTCTTCAAGATATCTCTTGGTCATAAAATAGGTTAAAATATCAGTAGATCCCCAGTAATAAATGTCATTAAGAAACAGTTGATATTTAAAATTGAACATTCCATAACCAAGACTCTGACTTCCAAATAATTTAAAGACCTTATTAATACCTATAATATGATCTGGAATTTCAATATAATTGGAATTTTCTTTATATGTATAGGTTTTTGCAATACCAACTTGGGTGTATGTACCTTCTCCGGTTCTTCCTCTGGCGCGGTCAATATCTTCTTGGGTTATCTCATATTTTAGAATAGTCTGAGAAACTCCATCAAAGTGTCTTTCTTGGAAGAATTGAACTGCATCATCAACCAGATCATCAATTTGCTCTTCAGCAACATTTATTTCCAAAACCGGTGCTCCCAGTTTTCTTTTGCAATAATCTACAAGTTCTTGTCTAGAAGATGGTTTTGCCATTTTTTTTAACTATTTAATAGTTTTAAAATTAGTTCTTTGATTTCTTTAACATCACTTCTAATATCATCAACCTGACTTTGCAATTCTTCTATTCTGGCCTTTGAACTCATCTGCCTGATGTAGGCATTAACATAATTTTTATATTCTTCGGTATTGTTATTAATAATACCATTAGAATCTACATCTCTTAGAAGATGTTCATTATCCTTTACCTTGATATAAGACATAATTAAATCCTCGGTTTAATGGTTGCGATTGCCCTGAGTTGGCGAATCAGAGGGGGTGTCGCCTGGTTACTACTTGCCATGACAATTTTGATGGCAAATGCATTGAAATCAGGAAGATCATCCACTGAATATTCATAATCCTTAAATGTTCTATCTGAAGTTTCTTTGACAAACGAATCTGAAGATCCATCATTCTTAGAAACATCAATAACTCTCTTAATTCCAAACCCATCGACTACATAATTTTTATAACCAGGAAATAGTTCAAAGGAAGGATTAACATTGGATTCATCATCTCGGAAAATTTGATAAAGAACCCGAACATCATTTAAATCATTGCGACTTGCACTTAAGATCACCTTGATCGCATTGGCGGGGATTTTCAGACGAGTTGGTTTTGAAATGTAGATAGCCTCATGAGAATCATTATCTCCTCTCACTAAAGTATCGGTTGAATACGTTGCTAATTCGCCAATTCCATTTGAATTATTAATCAAGTTTGATGTTAGAGCAACAGAGGTATTAATTGTATCAACAACCGGAGAAACCCTAGTATCATCGGTTGTAAATAGCATTTCAAAAGACAATGATCTATTTCCAGGAGAGTTAGTAATAAATCTTTCTTCATTTACAGAAGAGCAAATTAATTTTGGCTCCGTGAAATAGGTTTGCGTATCAAGGGGAATAATTTCAAATCCTCTGTCTATAAATGGCTTTTCATTTCCACCAACACTAGAACCAGTGAAGGTCCTAATTTTGGTTGAAATATTTGTTTTTGCCGGAATAATACTTGCAATATTTGGAGTAATTGATTCGTACTGGATGTTATTAGAAATAACAGTTCCGCTTTGTCCACCTTGTACATGCTGCCTGAAATAGAGATTGTTTTCTCTGTTAGTTCCAATTGATTTTCCATCAAAATCGGTATCACTCATGTCAATCTTAATGAAGTAACTATTCAAATCAATCGGGAATTTTCCAGTATTGGCTGAATCTACTTCCGCAAAATTGTGAATTTTATTAATTCTTCTCAGTGATACTCCATTAAATTCATACTTATAAACAAAAGTATTATTCGCATATGCAATTGCCTGAGTTCCATCAACTGCTCTTGTAACACCAGTTAATGTATTCCCGGAAATTGCAGTGTATCTGATGACCTCATTACCGATAATTGCATAACCAGGATTTATTGGACTTACTGTCACCCCTTCAAAAATATTGAATCCAGCTGATGATTGAAGTGGAATTGTATTTTGGGTTGATGTAATTTCAGATGATGTTGTAGAATTAGTATCAGAATTAAGTGGTCTAAAATCATTAATTTCTACATAATTTTCAAATGAATGCATACCATGATTTTGTTGATAGACCTTCATATGAAGACCATCAAAGAATTGATCCTCAGTAATGGAAGTTACTGTAATACCTGCTCCAATTGCACTTGATATTCCAGAAGAATTTATAAAGTTGACCGTTGATACCCCAACATTAAAGGTTCCTTGTACTTCATCGAGAACAAATGTGTTAGGCGATGCAATATTGGTAACGGTAATTCGACCATTAATTCCTAGGCCTTGTCCAAGAGGTGGAATCAGAAGAGAATCGCCCACCTTATAACCAATCCCACCATTAGTAATATTAATAGAACCAATAACACTATTAGCTACACCAACAGTTGCAACTGCACCTAGACCAAATCCAGTCTCTGTAACCAGATTAACATTAGTAAAGGTCCCATTAGTATAACCAAAACCAACATTGCTTATGGTTGTTCCGGCTCCTGCGCCAGTTGTGATTCTACCAGAAATTCCAATTAGAGTAGCCGAAGCACTACCCTGAGTAATAGTGACACCTTCTTGAACCACAGAAGAATAACCAGTTGAACCTAGACCAACAATAATTCTCTTTGATAGGAATTCAAATTGATTAGGGCCGGTGACGGTTTTCTTACCATTTCCAATATCAAGTTTTGGATTAAAGAATTTTAAAATACCTTCATTTTTAAACTGTGCCCTATAAATTTTGTATTTTAGATCCTCCAATTGAGAGGGTGTCCACACAGTTCCATTCTGGGACTTAAACATACTTCCCAGTGTAGGCTGTTTGGTTATTCTAATTCTACTTTGAATATCATTTTGACCAAGCTCAGTAACAAATACCCTATAATTTGGGCTGTTTGAAATCAAAACAATTGCATATTCTGCTGAAGATTCGCTTGCAATTGGCGCCTGTCTTACTGTTTGTTGTTGAGGACCTTGTAAATAAACAGGAGATGGGAATGTAAATTTGGTTGGAACTGAGCCATTAATAGAAAGATTAATCTGATCCGGAGTAAGAGTAACCTCAGAGAAAGGTACTACAATATTACTAGGAACCCCAGCAAGAAGTGGTCTAATTTGAAGAGTTACTGGAACATTATCCGAATCACTAGTTTCAAAATAGACATCAACAGAAGTTAGGAATACACCTGTATCTTCAAACACATAGAATGATTGGGCCAGAGGATCATAAGGTTGTTGAATTTGAACAGAACTAGGGACAACATTTTGAGAAACTGTCGTTGTATTGGTTGTTACATTAGTAATAGTTGTTGTATTAATATTTCTTGGTGGAATAATTTTAATGTTTCTTGTAGTGAGAATATTTGTCTCTGCAATATTAGTTATAGCACTAGAAGTAAATTCAGCCTCGGCACTACTTTCATTGATTCTTGAATTAGGAATAAATTCGACTAATTTTATTTGATCAAGTGAAGGAGTATCAATTAATATAAAATTATTTTCACCATTAATCCAACGGGGATTTCCTCTTACATTTGGATCAGGAACATTAAACGAACCAATTAGGGTTCCGCTATTGTCAGAAAGAAGTCTAATTCGTCGAATGGTAGCAACTGCACCGGAGGTTCTTCCAATAATTCTCATTCTTGGAGCAACCTGCCCAAAAAATCGAGTCTCTGATGCAAGTTCCATAGATCTAGTATCTACATTAAGAACAGCAGAAGTTTCACTATATGATCGTTCAAATGATTGTTGATTATAAGGATTAAACCTGAATGTTTCAGTTGGGTTGTTAAATCTACCTTCTTTGTGATTGGGAGTACAAAGTCTAAATGAAACATTTTGGCTGGTAAAAGTCGGATCAGAAACAACAGTCTCACCAACAACAAACTTACCAGAAACCATTTCAACTTCAAGTAACTTAGGAGTTACATAGTTGCTGATATCTACTCCCTGGAAGAATGGATAAAATCGTGTTCTTGGTTTTAGACCTTTAGAAACAAATTCTATGTTTCGGTTTCTTAGGTATCTTACTGGCTCAGTATAGTGAGACAGTGAAGATGTCTGAGTCTCGCGCTCAACTATTCTTTCTGGGGTAACGGTGGTAATAGTATTGGAAGTGCTCTTTGTTGTAGTTGAAGTCTTTCTGGTTTCTGCGATTGTTGGTGGGGTGAATTCCAGTGCTCCACCTCTTCCTGCAAATCCCCCAGCCTGCATTCTGTTTATAAATTGATTTGCAACATCTGCGGGAACATATTTGGTCAATAGAGCCAGATCCCCGGTTCTCCAGTGGAGACCATCGATTCTAATAGTATTGCCATTTACAATTTCAAGAGTTCTTGTTTCTCCTCTAAAATTCTTACCAATAACAAGTGCTCTTCTACTACCTTGAGATGCCGCTCCAGCAACATCAAATTTTCCACCTTGGGCTAATCTTTTCTGGGCATTTCCAATCCAATCAAATGGTTGAATACCGGCCTGAGAATTTGGGGCCTTTCGGAA